TCTACAACGGGTAGTCGTGGTAAAAAAACTAGCCAAGGCAACACAAGAAATATTGGTATGAGTACCATGAACAAACACAAGCGTAGAAGTTTTAAAAAATATAGAGGACAAGGAAGATGAGTAGCCCAGACCCAGAAGATTTAACAATAGATAACGCTTACAAAACTAGGTGGGTATGGTATCATACTATCCTAGCATTAGAGTTATTGATTGTTAATGTTACATTGATAGGAATTTTAGTTTTGTTAGGAGTAAAACTATGAACATATTTTATTTTTATGATGACCCACAGTTGTCAGCACAAGCACAACCAGACAAGATGCTAGTGAAGATGCCATTAGAAACAGCACAGATGTTATGCACAGCACATAGAGAACTAGATGGCGATGAGTATGCAGATAAGGTAGGACTTTACAAACGAGCCTATTGGAATCATCCTTGCACTATATGGGCTAGAGAACGACAAGGTAATTATACTTGGTTATACAAACATTTCATAGCATTAGGTGATGAATACAAATACAGGTATGGTAGAGAACATGCAAGTATTACTAAATTAAAAATACCATTGTTAAAAGTTCCTGATAATATTGTTGACAAAAAAATGACACCACTTGCCCAAGCTATGCCGGATGAATACAAACATGCTGACCCTATCGTTGCCTATCGTAGATATGTTATTAATGAAAAGCACTATGCAAAGTGGGAGAAAGGTAGAGCAATGCCGAATTGGTGGACAAAAGAATATGAAAAAGAACTTGCAATCCAAAGTTAGTTATGGTATAATGGAGGTCTTATGTGTGATACAGTTGCCCTCATATATACCCTTCCTGACTGTAGAACTTGATTGCAAAATCAAACAAGTAAGAGGTCTTGTACATTAAAACCTCACAGAATTTAAAGGTGGTAGTAGAAAGATTGGTACTGCAGAAGAACGTAGGAGAAGTAGCCACCTACACTTCTACTATCATCGCTTAATTTAAAATAATTCGGGTAGCTAGGAGTGAGCCTTTGTAAAATCCTTTGGAAGTCTGAGCCACTATAAATCCTAGATTAAATTCGGGGATGTGGAGTGACGATGAAGAAGGTTAAGGATAAAACATGAATGAGTACTAAACCACCACATGACTAGCTGCCACCCTATCAAATATGTTTTACACTTACAACAAACAACTAGACAAAACTTTCCAATGGTCTTGGAAGAAGTCGTGTCAAGATAAACAGTATTGGAAAACTTGGATACAAAAGAAAAGTGATATACAATTAATAGATGTTCCGAAAGAACATAAACAAATAGTATTAGATGAGATGTGGGAAGATATGCAAGAAGAAATAAAAGCAACAAAAGAATTAATTAATAAACAGCGAAGAGAAAAAAGACTTGCAATTAAAAATTAGATGTGGTATAATGCTACAACATTTCGATTAACTATACATTAAAAGAGGAAAATTATGTATGAATATATAGAAGGAAAAGCCATGTGGGCTAATGTTAGCACACCGAATACTAGATTTGGCGACCCTAAATATCAGATAACAGTATTGACTGATGCTGATACAGCTTCTAAGTTAGAAGCACAAGGACTATCTCAAGTCAGAGATAGAAGTGGACAACCTAAATATGAAGAACCTGCTTTCTCATTCAGTAGAAAAGTACAAGTAGGTACTCGTGTTAACGAAGCACCTAAGTTAGTGGATGCAGAAAACAATCCATTAGATGTGTTAGTAGGTAATGGTTCATTGGTCAAGGTTAAATTTAAACCTTACGAAAATAACTATGGTAAATTTGCAGAGCTTATTGCTGTAAAAGTAAATGAGTTAGTTGAATATGCCGAAGCCGATTCAGAAAACGAGGAGTTTTAATAATGATTATTACTATTAAAAATGATGCAGGAGAAACATCTTATGATGTGAATAACATTGAAGATGCTACGAAGCAGAGTGAAGCTAGAGTTATCATTCAGAAAGTTGGTACGTTAGAAGTTATGACAGAAGCATTAAGCTTTACCATAGCTACACACAGGGCTAACCTAGAAAAACTTTTAGCTGATTCAGAAGAAGCTATTGTAGAAACAGAAGAGGTATCAGAAGAGGTATCAGAAGATACCAAAGAGTAACTTAATTAATGAGGGCAAACATGACAACTACTTGGGATAAAGTGCATCAACCCTGTCCGTTATGTGGCAGTACAGATGCAGTTGGAGTGAATGAAGATGGCTCGGCTAAATGTTTTAGCTGTGATTCATTCATGCCTAACTATGAAGAAGCATGTAAAGGAAAAAATATGGAAACAAATCAACAAACAAATACATCGATTAAACAACCTGACAATATTGAGGTAGGTTCTTTTTCAGCTTTGACTGACAGAAAGATTACCAAAGATACTGCTCAGAAATATGGAGTTAAAGTTGTTCACGATTTACAAGGGAATGTAATCAAACACATGTATCCATTTTATAATGGACATGAAGTATCAGCTACTAAAACAAGAAATGTCAGAGATAAAATATTCTTTTGGCAAGGTACTAAAGCAGAGACTGGATTGTTTGGTCAACAGCTTTTCAAAAGTGGTAAGTATATTACTATTACCGAAGGCGAATGTGATGCTATGTCAGCTTATGAACTACTCGGTAGTAGGTGGGCAGTTGTTTCTATTAAGAGTGGAGCTGCCGGAGCAGTCAAAGATATCAAGGAAAGCTTAGAGTTTTTTGATGACTTTGAAAATGTTATCATTGCTTTTGATAATGATAAAGCAGGTAAAGAAGCTTCACAAAAAGTAGCTAGACTGTTTAAACCTAGTAAGGCTAAGATACTTTCATTACCTAACGGGTGGAAAGACCCTAACGATATGCTAAGAAACAACAAGCATAAAGAGTTTGTTGAAGCTTGGTGGGCATCTAAAGTTTACACACCTTCTGGTGTTATAAATGTTTCTGAACAAAGAGATAAGTTTCATAATAGAGAAAAGAAAACTAGTATCCCTTATCCTTGGGAAGGACTTAATGAAAAACTTTATGGTCTTAGACAAGGAGAACTTGTAACTCTTACTGGTGGTACTGGACTAGGTAAGTCTTCTGTGACAAGAGAACTTGAACATCATCTCATAAAAAACACTGGAGATAATGTTGGAGTGATTGCTCTTGAAGAAGATTGGAGAAGAACTATTGATGGTATCTTATCTATCGAAGCTAATGCTAGACTTTACATAGACCAAGAAAGAGAGAACTTTAGTAAAGAAGAACTAGATAAATTCTTTGATGTTCTTTATGACGGAGATAACAAGAACAGAGTATGGGTACATTCTCACTTTGGTACAAATGATATTGATGATATCTTTTCTAAATTAAGATACATGATTATTGGTTGTGAATGCAAGTGGGTAGTGGTAGACCATTTACATATGTTAGTTAGTGCTGTCCATGAAGGAGATGAACGAAGAGCTATTGATACTATTATGACAAGGCTTAGAAGTTTAGTTGAAGAAACTGGAGCAGGTATTGTTTTAGTCTCTCACCTCCGTAGAGTTGACGGTAATAAAGGACACGAGAATGGTATCGAAGTATCGTTATCACATCTAAGAGGCTCAAATAGTATTGGACAATTATCAGATTGTGTGATAGCATTAGAAAGAAATCAACAGTCAGACGATATTGATGAAGCTAGAACTACTAAGATGAGAGTACTTAAGTCTAGATATACTGGAGATGTAGGACTTGCTTCGCATTTACTTTATGATAAAGATACTGGTAGGTTAGCAGAAGTTAGTATATCAGATATTAATGTTGATGAAACAGAACAAGGATTTTAATTATGGATTTAGTTTTTGACATAGAAACAGATGACTTAAAAGCTACTAAAGTTTGGTGCATTGTTGCTCAAGATGTAGACACCAAAGAAGTATTTAAGTATCCACCAGATAAGTTAGATGAAGGTGTAAAGTTATTACAATCAGCAAATAAACTTATTGGTCACAACATTATAGGCTTTGATGTACCTATGATAAAAAAGTTTTTCAATGTAGATTTATTTAAAGATAAAGAAATATTAGACACACTTGTTTTATCTAGGTTATTTAATCCTACTCGTGAAGGAGGACATTCATTAGAGAAGTGGGGATTCAAGTTAGGTTTTAACAAGATTAACTTTGAAGACTACTTAAATTATTCTGATGAGATGTTAAACTATTGTGTTAGAGATGTAGAACTAAATACAAAAGTTTTCTTTGAGCTAAGAAAAGAAGCTAAAGGATTCTCAAAAGAATCAGTACAATTAGAACATGGCATTGCTCATGTTATGAAGAAGCAAGAATCAGACGGTTTTAAATTTGATATGAAACATGCTGACTTACTTCTATCAGAACTTAGGGAAAGAAAACAAAGTATAGAAGATGAAGTACATACAACATTTAAACCTAAATGGGTAGATGAAAAATTAATTACTCCTTATATTAAGAAAGACGGTATGCTTTCTAAGAGAGGAATGACTGATGATGAATACCAAAGATGTTTAAACACTTCTAACTATAATCCATTTATGAGAAAAACTTTACAAGAGTTTAATCTTGGTAGTCGTAAACAGATTGGAGAATATTTAACAGACTTTGGTTGGAAGCCAGATAGATTTACACCTACCGGTCAACCTATTGTTGATGAAAAAACTTTATCTGAAATAACTCATATACACGAAGCTAATCTTATTGCTAAGTTTCTTTTATTACAAAAGAGAATAGCACAAGTTGAATCGTGGATTGAAGCAGTAGAAGAGGATGAACGAGTGCATGGTTTTGTGATACCTAATGGTGCTATTACTGGTCGTATGACACACAGAAGCCCTAACATGGCACAAGTACCTAGCGTTAATAGTGAGTACGGTGATGAGTGTCGTGCTTGTTGGACAGTAGAAGAAGGCTACAAACTAGTAGGTGTTGATGCTAGTGGACTAGAAATTAGAATGTTAGCACACTATATGAATGACGAGGAATTTATAAATGAAATCATTAACGGAGATATACACACCTTTAATCAAAAACTTGCAGGACTTGAATCTAGAAATCAGGCAAAGACATTCATCTATGCCCTCATGTACGGAGCAGGAGATGAAAAACTTGGGAGTGTGGTTGAAGGAACTACAAGCGATGGTAGAAGAGCTAGACAACATTTCTTTGATAATAAACCTTCATTTAAATCTCTTACAACAAGGGTACAAAGAGCAGCTCATAAAAAATTCCTTAAAGGATTAGATGGTAGGAAATTATACATTAGAAATAATCATGCAGCTTTGAATACTTTGTTACAAGGAGCAGGTGCTATTGTAATGAAACAAGCATTAGTTGATTTAGATGATAAGTTAAAACTTAATACTATAGATTATAAATTTGTTGCTAACATACATGATGAGTGGCAGATTGAAGTTAGAGAGTCTCAGGCAGAAGTTGTCGGTATGATGGCAGTTGACTCTATAATAAAAGCCGGAGAGCATTTTAATCTTCGCTGTCCTTTAGACGGTGAATACAAAGTTGGAGGAAATTGGAGTGAAACCCATTAAAAAAGATAGAAAGAAATTTGATTTGGATTTACAATATGGTTCAATCAGAGAAGAGAAAGTAGCAGAGATGCTTACTGATAAAAAGATAGAAGTAAAATCAGAACGAGGTATGTGGATGAAGACCGGAAACATAGCTATAGAATATGAATCATGGAGAAAACCTTCTGGTATCATGGCTACTGAATCCGATTACTGGTTTCACAATCTATGTGTAGGAGACAATGAGTTCTGTACTTTAGTAT